GAAGAACTGAAAGGCGAACTGGCTGCCGCCAAGGAAATCAATCTTGATTCCATGGTTGAAGAGCGTCTTGCTCTGATTGAAAAGGCTAAGCCCGTCCTGGATGCCGCTTATGAATTTAGCGGCAAGGAAGCCCGTGAGGTGATGGTGGATGCCATCAAAGCCGTGCGTGGCGACAGCGTTGACCTGGCTGAAAAGTCTGACGACTATGTTCAAGCCATGTTTGACACTCTGGCCGAATCGTCCCGTGATGATTCTGTTGCCACTGATGAGCTGCGTAAAGCCGTAGCTTCCATTGCCTCTCCCATGAGCGCACCGTCTTCCTACATGGAAACGCTGCAAAATGCATGGAAGAAGCCCCTCTCCATCTCTAAGGAGGCTAAGTAATTATGGCCGTAACTTTCTCCGCCTCGGGCACTGCCTCCGCTGGTGGTGTGCAGCAGGCTTATGCCCTGACTCACACCGCCTATCTGGAAGGCGGTCTGTCTGACATCCGCGACAACACCATCTCCACCTGCGTTAACGAAACCGGCGCTGTTGTGCCTTTCGGTGACGTGGTGGTCTATAACAATGCCGGCACCGTTGCCAACTCTGCCGTTACCATCTCTGGCGCTTCTGACACCGTGCTGGGCATCAATGCTCTCACCTATGTGGACGAGACCGCCGAAGACGCCAATGGCCGTCCTGGCGTTAAGGACGAGCAAGCCATGAACGTGGTGAACGAAGGTGCCGTGGCCGTCTACGTGACTGGCGCCGTCACCCCCAAGTCTGTGGTTCGCGTGCTGTATTCGGCAAGCGGCACTGGCAAGGCTGGTCAGTTCTCGCACGCTTTCGCCTCGGGCAAAACTGTCCGCCTGGCCAACGCTCGTTTCCTCACCTCCACCACTAGCAGTGGTATTGCCCTGCTGGAGCTGAATGGTCCGAGCTTCACCCTCTCTGCTGATTCTTGATAGGAGGCCCTACCAATGTCTGAATTCCGTATGGATGAAGCGGGTCTGTTTCTTGAGCGTCAGCTTGAGTTCATCCGCCCCCAAGTGTTTGAAGTGCAGTATGCGGATATCAAATATCCGACTGTGCTGCCCGTAACTTCTGAAGCCGGTCCTGGCGCTCAGACCTTCACCTACCGCATCATGGATGCCACTGGTGAGTTCAAGCTGATCGCTGATGCTGCTGATGATCTGCCCCGTGCCGATATCAGCCAGACCGAGAAGAGCATCAACATCCGTTCCTTCGGCGGTAGCTTCGGCTACACCGTGCAGGAACTGCGTGCTGCTCAAATGGCCAACATCGCTCTGGAACAGCGTCGTGCTGCTGCCGTGCGTCGTGCCTACGAAGAGAAAGTGGAAGATCTCGCTTTCTTCGGTGAGAGCACCGTGGGTCTGTCTGGTTTCTTCAATAACTCCACCGTGGACGTGGTTGCTGCTGACAAGTGGTTCAGCACTGCTACTGCCCAGGAAATGCTGGAACTGCTGAACTATGGCGTCACTGCCATTATCAACGCTTCCAAGATGAAGGAGCAGCCCGACACCATTCTGATGGCGTGGGAAGATTACAACAAGGTGAGCACCACCCGGAACTCCGATTCTTCGGATGTGACCGTGCTGGAGTATTTCCTGCGTACCAACCCCTTCATCCGCAACGTTGAGCCCATCAACCAACTGGATGCCGATAACAGCGCTCTGAATACCAACCGCATGGTGGTGTACAAGCGTGATCCTGAGAAAGTGCAACTGCACATTCCTCAGCCCCTGGAGCTGTTCCCCCCTCAACAGCGCGGTCTGGAATTCATCGTTCCCGCCCATGCTCGCGTTGGTGGCGTGGCCCTGTACTATCCGAAGAGCGTTATCTACGTTCAGGCCAACGCCTGAGGATAGTTAGTCAAGGAAGGGACGTTAAGCTATTGACAATTGTTTTTTTCTGAACAATGCTCATTGCTTATCGTCCCGAACTTGAAAATCCCCCTCGTGAGGCGGGCTTCGGAATCATCACCAAGACTGGTCTCATCCAGCTTGTTCCAGGACTTAATCAGGAAATTCCTGATGACAAATGGAGCGAAGCCAAAGAGAACATTGCGGTGAAGAAGCTCATGGCAATCGGGGCCATCGAAGAGATGAAAGAGCAAGTGATGGTAGAAGATCTGCCTGAAACTGTTCAAAGTCTTGCCGAGCTGCCCCTCACTCAAGCCATTCGCGCCATTGAACTTGTCCATGATGCTGATCGCTTGGCTGATTGGAAAAAGATTGAAGGCCGTATTCGCGTGAGGAATGCTATTGCCAAACGCATCGAAGCCATTCGCATTGGAAAAGCTTAATTATGGCCGTCACCTACGCCAGTTTTTTGGAAAGGTTTCCTGAATTCACTCCTCATCCATCGGGGATTGTGAATGGTGCCATTGCAGAAGCTACTTACGATGCTTCGGCTGACGTATTTGGGGATCAAACTGACAGGGCAGTCAAGTTTTTGGCTGCCCATATCATTGCCGTACAACTAGCTCAGATGGGCATTCAAATTGGTGCCACTGATGGGAAAGTGTACGGTGAGGGGCTAGATGCTTCTCAATATGGTCAAGAGTTTAAGCGCCTCTTGAGTTCTCTTCCTTCGACTGCCGTTGGTTTTGTTGTATGAGCAACTTTCTGGAGCCACTTGCTAATGCCACTCTGGTATGGTATGTGGCTTCAGGATATGTGCTGGACAGCGAAACTGGCAACTACGTGGCTACAACGACTGGCATTACTTACTATGCATCGTTAAGGCAAAAGCGTGCGCCTCAGTATGATCATCTCCTTGGAGCGGATCAAACGGCAGTTTATATGGAGGGGAGACTTACGTCTCCTCTTGCTTTTTCTGGAGTGACGCCTGGTGATTCCGCTCAGGCAACCATCAATGGAAGGGAAGGGCGCTTTGAACTATTGCCTAACGAGGAAATTGCTATTCATTATTGGCAGTTCCTCGGCACGCCAATTAGGGGAATTTTTAGACTAATTGGCAAAGGAAGCGTGGACAACGCTTAATCACTTTCCCTTTCATTGCTGAGGATTTCCTCTCATGCTCTACCATCCCACTGAACTGGTAAAGAGCCAAGACGTGATTGTGCGCGTTGGCTCTATTGCCGGTACTGGTCGTCCGACGATCACCCAGAGCGGTGCCACTTTCACTGTTAGCGGCGCTCCCACGCTTTACACCCTGCAGGCCGCCACGACGGCTTCTGTGGCCTTCAATGATGGCAACCAGGAGTTCTACCTGCTGGGCGGCGGCGGCTTTGCTGACAGCGTGATTACCACCTCTCAGGCCACTGCCTCCATCACTTCTTATTTCCAGAAGGACGTGGACGGCACCACGTTCATCCCGAATAGCTTTGACGAAGCCTTCCAGGCTATCAGCGCTTCGCGGTACGACAAGAACCATGAAGTGTATGTGGAAATTAACAAGCAGCTTGGCGTTAGCGGCACCACCTATTTCTATGATCGCGTGGCGTTCTGCGCTTGCGTGATGAACTACAACGAGAGCTATCCCGCTGACAACCTTGTGGAAGTCACCTTCGATCTGGCTAGCCGTGGTCGTATTGGTATTCACCAAAACGCCCAGGAGACTGGTTCGATCATCCCGACTGCTCCCAATAGCTGATTCACTTTCCATTGAAAGTTTGCTAGCCTCTCCTTACGGGGAGGCTTTTTTATTGTGAATATTTCTCAACTGCGAGAGACTATCACGGAGCTATTATCTGCATCTCCAAATTTAATTGGCACTTATACATTGCCGAATGGCTCTACGTTGCCGGCAGTGTATGTGGTGGGGCAGCAGAGCGTGCCAAAAGAATGGAAAGTAAAAGGACTAGAGGTGACCATCGAAGAGTTTCCGTCTATAAGTCCACGGGCAATGGTGGGGAAAGTAAGAAATAATAAGCAATGGACTGTAATCTTGATTGACTATACAACTGCTTCCGCTGCTATTCGGGCTGCAGCAGAAAGAATGGCCAGAAGGTTTCCAGACGCGCAGTTTTCATTCCAAGCCGAAACCGACATTGTTTATGGCCAGTATCGAATTAGAATTCCAGACATTGAATTATTGACTGTCTATCCTCCAGCGTGAAAATCCTAACGAGCACTTGCGGCAAGATATGGTTGTTCGATGTGAATCTTGATGACACGTCAATAAAAGCAGGTCTTGCTTGCTTTCTGTCTCAATGTCCTTCTTCCGCCTCGTTTTTGCTTAAGGGAAGCGAAATAAATGCATACCTTCCACTGAAGGCTATTAATAGTGGTGTGCCAGTAAGGATTGCGAATGCTAGACTCTTCCTGCAATAGAGACCATTATGAGCAAGTATTCAGGCATTTTTCTGCTAGGTGACGCAGAATACGTGAATATTGGTAATTCATTGAGGCTGAGGAAGTACGGAAGCTGGCTGGCTGAGGAAGCTTGGAAGCGAGAAGAGCAGGGACAGCGACGGGCGCAATTTACCTTACGCGCCATTGCGTTGGCTAAAAAGATTTCCGCAGAAAAGGAAATTAACCAAGAGGATGCTTTTGCATTGCTTCAAGGCGAAGAAGAGGGACAGGGGATCTATTCGGAATATTCGGAGGAGATTGTATCGTTAATGTCAACCATGCCATCAGCGAAGAGTCAGTTCGGGGAACTTACCACTATCTTCTTTCGCAATCGCGGAGAGATTTTAAACGGCAAAAAATGGACGGCAACTGAAGACTGGAGTATTGAAGACACCGAAAAATTGCCTAAGGCATGGATTGACGAAATTGAAGCTTTTATGGCTTCAGAAGATCAAGGGCAAATGCCTGCGGAAATCAAAGAAGAAGAGGAAGACGGAGCAGAATCAAAAAACTAATAGATCGGCTTGCTCAGCAGGCCGATAATGCTATTGACAACGCAACAGACTGGACGGAAGTTTACTGCCAACTGACGTCTCTACATTTGCCGGATCCCTTGTTTTACGCCAACAACTTCAATCGTTTGCCTATTAAATTACTGGCTGACGTTTTGGAATATGGATATAAAACATTACAGGCTAGAACAAACGCCGCAAGCGTTTCAACGGCAAAGCTTGCTGTTGTTGTCATGCAGGCTCTTGGCGGGAAATCAAATAAAGCTAAGATTGAAAGCTTTCTTCCTTATGAATTAAGCGATGGCACTTCAGCATTAAAAGCATCAACAAAAGAGGCTCTTGAATGGGCGCTGAAGCATAAGCAAATGCCGGCTGCAGTTGTCGGCATGATTGGCGCTGAACTTAGTTGAAAATGTTAGATTGTAGCTATTATGGCTTGATTAATAATGGCTTATCAGCTTCGCTTTGAAAGTAATGCGTTTGAAGCTGACTCAATGATCGGCAAGGCATTGGACGCCTTGACAATGCTATCTCGCAAGGCCCAGAAAATTAGTGGCGTACGAGTGAGGGCGGAAGAAGTGAATAAATTTAAAACATTGAGAGGAGTTTGCCATCGCACTTTTGAGCAAGCAATGGACTGGGCAGATAAAGACTTTGACCAAGAAATGGTGAGCATTAAGTGGGATTGGCCGCGTTCTACTGATAGAAAGAATGGCGAAAAAGTTTCTTCTCCGCGTGACATTGTTGACACGGGAACATTGTTGAGCAGTAAACGAAGAGAGGACATTAGCGCGAATATAACTGAATTTATTTGGGAAGATACAACAAGGGGATTTGATGTGGCCACTGCTGTTCATGACGGAGGAAAAACCAAGAAAGGAACGGATATGCCCGCTCGGGCATGGACTGATCATGCGCTAGATGAAATTGACGTTGTAATTAGTACAATTATCAATCAAGGTGGTAAATAATCATGGCCCAATATACCATTGCTTTCAGTACAAACGCGAATCAAATTATTCGCGATTTAGAAAGAGTAAGTGGCAAAATTGCTGAAGTTGCACGTACTGGCAGAAGCGTACAGCTCAGTCTTGATTCCGCCCCGCTTCGGACTGCTATTGGTGCAACTTTTAGGCAGCTAGACAAACAAATTGCGTTGTTGCAACGCAAGCTAGCAAAAGTTCCAATTGGAAGCCAAGCGTTTCAAATGCGAGCGGCTCAGCTTGGAACATTACAAGGAGTGCGAGAACGCGGTGGCATGCAGGCCACTGCCATTCAATTAAAAAAACAATCGGAAGCATTTGACACTGGAAGTGCAGAGCGTTTGCAGCGTATGTTGCAAGCAGTTCGCATTGAGGCTTCGCAAATCACGCCAAACACAACCGCATGGGTTGATTTTCAAAGGCAGATTGGACAAATCAAGGGACAACTTGTTGCTGCAGACAGAGCAGCCGAAAGCATCCAGCTACAATCTCAATTAGGAGCATTTTCTCCTGGAAGTTTAAATGCTCTTGAGACTAAATTAATTATTCTTAGAAACAGGGCAAGGGAGATAAGCCCTAACACGACAGAGTGGAAAGAATTAAACAAAGAAATATCCAAGAGTGAGCAAGCCATTGAAAAACAAACCCGTCGTCCGCTCACTCGAGGGCAGCGTTTTGGTGCTGCTGGTGGAGCGTTCCTTTACGGAGGAGGCCTCGGTGGAGGCGCCGGAAGCGCGATTGGTGGCATTGCCGGAGGTTTGCTGGGCGGCGTGCCTGGGGCTTTTGCTGGCGCGGCTGCTGGCCAGCTTGCGGATAACTTAATGCAACAAGCCGCTGGCGTAACCAAATTTATTGCTGAAGTCAATAAATCAAAAATTGCACTTGCTGGCGTTACCAAAGATATTGGTGACTATCAAAACGCATTATCCTCTGCTCAAGAGGCTGGCAAGCTTTTCTTGATTCCCATCCAAGACTCTATTCAGCAATTTACAAAACTGCAAGCAAGTATTGCGGGAGCAGGTTACGAAACCGAAACAACTCAACAAGTATTTAAAGGTATTGCTGCTGCAATTGTCGCAACTGGCGGTAGCACTGAAGATCTTAATGGAGCCCTGAGAGCTACTGCTCAGGTGTTCAGCAAAGGTAAGGTGACGGCAGAAGAATTACGCGGCCAGATTGGCGAACGTTTGCCTGGTGCATTTACTATTTTCGCTCAAGCCACTGGGCGTTCAACTCAGCAACTTGACGAAGATTTGCAAAAAGGAAAAGTCACTTTAAATGACTTTATTAAATTTACCAATGAATTATTCAAGCGCTATGGAAGTACCGCCGAGATTTTAGCAAAAGCGCCAGAAAATGCAGGCGCTCGTCTGGAAGTGGCATTACAAGCCGCCACTTACGAATACCTTGGAATGTTCCAAGTTGTTGGAGCAGCGTTCCAATCTTATGCCGCTGATTTAGTTAATTTTGTTGCCCAAAATAAATCTGCGATTTCCGCAGCAATTGCAGAATTTGTTGTTTTTGCTCAAGATTTATACAGCATTTTGAGCAGTGTAGTCGAATCGTTGTTCCCTGTATTTAAAAACTTATTCAGCTTCATGTTTAGCAATTTTGCCAAGGGATTGAATTCCCTTGCAATTTTGGCTGACGAAACAAGAAGAGCTGCTGGCGGCCCAGAAAAACGAGCTGCCGCCATGGTAGACCAACTATATAAAGGCAGGCCTCTTGAAGGTCATTTCGGAGGCAGGTTGCAGGCATATCAACAAGCTTTAAATGTTGAACTTCAATATGAAAAAGGAGCGCCGTCAAGAGCCAGGTCACGCAGTCAGCGCGTCTCCGAAATGGAGAAGGTGTTGTTCCCGCAATTTACACCTAGTCAGTTTGGTAAAGGCCTCGGGCGGGGTGGTGGAATCGACAATCTTAAAGAGGGGGCAGGCGGTCGCGGCGGCAAAGGAAAAGAATTAAAAGACTTTGCCCCCGATCAAGCCGACGCATTGCGACAGCAGCTTGATCTCACGCAGAAATTTATCGAAAGCAGCGTAGAATTAACAACTGTCGAAAAAGAGCTGGAAAGCGCCCAACAGAATCGACTGTATGGACTTGCGATTGTTGACGTTCAATTAAAAGCATCGCTTGCCACTCTTAAAGAGTACAAGCAGAGTCAGCGTGATCTTGCTAGACAATCTTTTGAAAGTCAAGCCGCTGTTGCAAGGGAAAATGTAGAAGCTCAATATAAAAAAGAATTATTAGGAGATTTATTCAAGCGCTCGGCTGATTACGAGCAGCAAATATCAAAACTCAAAAATAGCATCGCAGCGCTAAGTGGCAATACAAAAGAACTCACTGAAGTGGAAGTTCTTGAGAGTTTAATCAAGGATCGCACCAATACATTAACGGAAAAACAACGCGAACTTATTCAGCAAGTTTTAGGATTGCTTCGCAAACAGGCGAAGGAAATTACGGACCTTACCGCCAAGGAGAAGGAACTGCAGCGCATTGCAGAAGTGAAAAAACGTATTACAAATCTTAAAGAAGAGATTGCATTGCTGCGTGCTGTTAACAAAGAAGAAGAAGCAAGGCTTCGCATACGTCAAGAAAACAAAGGAATTACAAAACAAGAGGAGGACCAAGTTTATCAATTGCAAAAAGTTCGCGACAACATTAAAAATGTTCGTGAAATTATTGATAGCTTCGTTACTGACACTTCGTCGGACTACAAGGGCTTCCTGAAGGCCGTCATTAACGGCGAGGACGCCGCTGATGCACTGCAGCAGTTCCAGGAAGGCTTACAAGATAGAGTGCTGACAATTTTCCTGGACTTCACAATGAAGCCGGTGGAAGATTTCTTTAAAGATGTGGTGGGTGGAAAACTTATCGAAAAACTTTTCCCGCAGAACGCCCTGGAAAAAGGACAAGGCTTGGAAGCCAAATCTACGGATCCCGTGCAGGCTACAAATGAAAACACCAATGCTACCACCACCAACACAACTGCCATTCAAAATCTTACAAATGCATTAAATGGTCAAGTAACTGGAGCCGCCGCCGGAAACGCCGCTGGTTTTAATACTTTTGACACCAACATCCTTTCACAAGGCATGCAATCAACAATCAAGGGCATGGATTTCGGGGTGGGCTTTGGCGCTGGCGGGGGTTTGGTTGGCGCCGCTGTGTTTTCTCGGGAACTTGGCGACATTTCAACTGGCTTGCAAAATGCCATGCCATCATTAACAGGCTTCAGCGAAGCTATTAATGGCTTCTCTGCCGCGTCAGTTGATACTGCCATTAAAACTGCCAATGCAGCTAAAGATACACAGCAAAGTGGTGCTGAATTCGCGAAGGGTCTTGGAAGCGTTGTTCAAGGCATTGGTATTGCCCTTAGCTCTGCAATGACAATTATGGCCGGCATTCAGCAAATTGGCAAAGGCGGCACAAAAAATACGCTTGCAGGCATTGGCAGCATTCTCATGGGCATTGGCGGTGGTATTGGCGGCTTCTTAAAGATGGGCAAGGCCGCTAATGGCGCAGTGTGGCAAGGCGGCTTCCAGGCTTTTGCTAATGGCGGCACTGTGCAAGGTCCCACACTTGGCTTAATAGGCGAGGGCAAATATAACGAAGCCATTGTGCCCCTTCCTGATGGCAAGTCGATTCCCGTGCAACTAAATGGCGATAGTATTCGCGACAAGATGAGCGGAAGTTCTAATGGCGGCGGCTATGCTTCGCCAGTGTTGTCGATGAACTTTGAAACCACTACTATCAACAATGTGGAATATGTGAGTAGGGACCAGTTAGAGCGGGCTATGATGGAAACACGCAGGATCGCCACTCGCGATGGTGCAAGGCAGGGCGCCAACTTGGCTATTGACAAGCTCCAGCAAAGTCCTACCACTCGACGGAGAATTGGCATTTAGTAATCATGGCTAATTTCCCCGCTATTAAGCCCACTCGTCGTGGCTTCGCTTTAGGCGAATATCCAACAAAAATCTATCGTTCGCTATCAGGAAAGACTGTTAGACGCAGTTTTGGCAATCGTCCTTTTGGCGCCGCATTGGACCTTGTATTTGAGAATGTAGGCGAAGACGTGCTTACTGCTGTTTATGATCACTATCACGGGCAGCTTGGCAACTCCACGGGCTTTGCGCTTTCAGATGAAGCAATGGCTGGCCTAACCACTGCAGCAAATACCACGAGGCAATTAAAAGCTGGCGGTCCGTTCCTTATTTTGCAGCAGCTTGGTATTGGAAGTGGAGCAGCAAATACGATGCTCTGGTTTTACAGCGAAGCGCCGCAGGTTGAAAGCACGTTTCGTAATTTAAGCACTATTACTGTGAAGCTTGTCGCGGAGTTCATTTAATGAGCACTCTTCGCATTGTTCAATATTTTGATTTGTTGGCAATGACCAATACCGCCGAAACGGCATCCAATTTGGCCAATGTCAATTCAACTGACACTGTAACTTTAGGGCTCGATCCAAATACTGTTTACCATCGCTATCAGAATTTCTTTGTCAACGAAACCAAATCCTTTAACGGTCATTTGTATGGCTTTGCGCCATTTCGCGCAGAAGGAACAGTAAGTAATTTAGGCGGAGACAATGCACTGTTGCAGGTATTGTTTCCAAACATTGAAATTGCTATCAGGCTTGTAGAACAAGGCAATGGCAATAGGCTTAGTCGTCTGGTGCTTACCACTCAATGGTTAAATGCTAATTTTGCTCCAGTGAAGACTTACGAAGAACGGTATATTGGCATTGGTGCTGGTTTTTCTGATACTACCATTGAACTTAGATTTAGAAGCGCTATGGATAGCGTGGGCACTCAGTTTCCCAATCGCGTATTGACGCGCAACTTAGCGGGACTCTTGCCATTGAGCGCGAATGTATCACTGCGATGATTAATTACAACGATCTGATTGGCTTGCGTTTTAAATACGGAGCAAAACCAGCCGACCAAAATGGTCATACGGATTGCTGGCATTTATGCATGGAAGTAAGGAGGCGTCTTGGTTTAAATCATTTAGAACATTCTTTTCCATGGTTGTATGAAAATTATTCGGAAGATTATTTAACGACGCGCAAGATTTTACGTTGGTTTTTAATTTTTGGGGAAAAGATTTACGAGCCCCGTGACGGAGCAGTGTTTTACTTGCCTGGAGGCGGTTCGCTGCTGGCGATGGCTGTAGTTGCGGGCGACGGCAATTGTTTATTTTTGAGCCCTAGTAAGATGGTAGTAGCAGTGCCGCTTTCGATGGTGCGGCCAAAGTATTATTTTTGGGCAGATTAATGAGCGACAAGCAGCGCGATAAGCTTCTCCCCTATGAATACCAGCTCATTGATGCGCTTGGCATTACGAAAGAAGAATATCTAGATTTTGTCGCGCAGCAACATATTTATAGCGACGCAAAAGCGGGCAGCAATCTTGATGCTAGAAATGATTTTGTCACCATATCCATTGTTCTTACTGTTATTGGCATGATTTTTCAAGTGGTAGCAGCGCTACTGCCTGAAGAACAGCCAGCCGCTCAGCAACAAGGTGGCGGTGTTTCCGCCAGTCGTGATGAAATATTTGCCCCTCGTTATGGCTTTGATTCGCAGCAGCAACTTGCCGCTTACGGCGATCCAATTAATTTAATCTATACCAACACCGATACCAATTCCAGGGGCGGAGTGCGCGTTGCTGGAGCATTGTTGTGGTCTGCAGTGCTGAGCTATGGCAATAGCCAGCTTGTGCGCCTTGTATTTGCCTTGGGGGCTGGCGGCATTGGTCGCCTTGACGAAAATAAAAGTGCTTTCGGTCAAACACCATTACGTGGATTAATTTCGCAAAACTACTGGGTGTACTTTGCTCCTAATTACACGGGCTACTTGCAATATGCTCATTTGAGGCCAACGTTGCGTGGCGTGCAAGTGCCAGACCCTACGGCGGTCGGCACTGGCGCTGCCAACCCATTTTTGCTACGTGGCACCACTGACAATCCTATTGAAGGGTTTAGCCATGCCTATTCGCCATCTGCTGGAAGCAGCTTTGGTATTTATGGCGCCATTCCAATTAATGTGGATATTTTAATTAGAAATCAAAATGGAGATTTTGAGAGTGCAAATAATGGCGTGAAATTAACAATTAACAATGTAGAGGGCTATTCTCCTCGGCAAATTTTTTCTACAACATCTACAGCCTCGCTAACACTTGCTGCTGCGTCTGCGGCGGGGGCTTCATTAGCTGAAGAAGAGGCAAGCGATTCAAGGCGCATTTTGGCATCTGTCATAGATAATTCTGGTTTGTTTAAATTTGGTTCCACTAGATTCAAGGTGCTGTCTGCCAACCGTGGAGATGTTGCAGAAGGCGAAATGGTTGTTCAGTTGGCAGTAGTTAATAGTGGCAATGTTAGCTCTGTTCCTTATTCAACCACCAGGCGCGACGGGGCCGGCTATACCGATCCTAATTTGGACACCGAATTATCAAGAGCCCGTGCGGCATGGGAGGCTGTCAATCCAATTGTTCAGGCATTGCTTGCAGAAGACCAGCGTCCAGAAATTGCAAGTCCGCAACAATTATTGAGCGATGGACGCATATTTGAATACAAAATAACTAGTTATGAAGATCGCTTGGTCGAAAGGGAACCGTCCTTAAGGCAAACAGGCTATGGCAGATCTGCAACTTATCAATCATATTGCTCGTCTGGTACGCTAAAAAGCCGCACAATTGGATCGGGAAGAGGAGCGTATGTGTCTTATTACTGTGAAGTATCGCAGTCTTTTCCAGTTTACGGATATGTGCTCAAAAGAAATCTTACCAACGAAGAAAAGAATGCTCTTACTATTTACATTAATAACAATAATTACGTTGGCGAAAACGCGCTTGCCAATTTAAACGCTGATTTGTTTTTCACGAAAGCTTTTGTTCGCATGGAGGAAGCATCTTATCAAACGCTTTCTAAATGTAATATTGTTGACTTTTCTATTAAAGCGCGAGTGTTCAAGCGTATTAGTGGTAGGCAAGAAGAATATGGCACGGGAAGAAAATCGTCGGGCTACAAAAGCTCAGAAAACGGCATTAAATATCGCACTTCTATGTTCATTGTGCGAATTAAGCGCCCACAAGACACTGCTTATACTTATGCTCCGGCAATTTTCCTGATTAGGCGTTCAGCAGATATAGATAATTACGTGTTTTTAAGATTTCATTCTGGCATTCATGGTGCAAATACAGCAGAAAATTGGGAATTTATTTTTGAGCCCATTTATGACGTGGCGGCAGAAGTGGCATTACATCCTGAGTTGAAAAATAGCAATGGTCAAGTTGTTTATTGCTGCTTGAATAATACTGGCGGCGTTGGTAGCAGGCAAAGATTGCTTTTTAATTCAGCGCTTTACCAGCTAAATACTCGCTTTGAATTTATTGGCTTTATTGTTGCTGGAGGCATTTTCCCTCCGTTTAATACGCAGCCTAAAGATTTAAACGAATGGGATGTTTTTAGTAATACTTCTGACTCTCAAGTGCAGTTTTCTTTTGATAACGGCCCAGAGATGTCTCTAGCTGCTATTACAGAACAAATCTCTGAACCGTTTTCCACTTTCCCTAAATTGTATGACAACATGGCCTTGATTGGCCTAAACATGTATTCGGGCAAGGCCATTCAAGACTTGCGTTCATTTAGTGTGTTTGCCACTCAAGGAAGAGTAAGTAGACTGCTCCGAACTTCAGAAGATGTGAATGGAATTGCGTGGGGGCAACCAGGATATCAATATCTTCCTGATGCACCCACTGGATATGCCAATACCGCTCCCGATATTTTTATTGATACTGTTTTAGATGTAGAGGATGGTATTGGTAGGCATGCAAGTATTCACTCCGTTGACATTGAACAACTTGCTCGTAGCAAAAAGTTTTGTGAAACCAATCAATTATTTATGGACTGTGTAATTGCCGAACCTTCTTCGTGGCGGCAATTTTGGGCGCAAAATGCTGGTTATAGCCTTTTAGAACTTGCGAAAGTAGGCGGACAAGATACTTTAATTCCAGCCGTGCCATACAACAGGACAACTGGCGCTATTGAACGGCAACTGACTATTTCTGCATTGTTCAACCAAGGCAACATTATTGAAGATTCATATAAAGAAGAGTTTATTGACTATGGAGAAACCACTCAGGATATGATTGTTAGCGTCATTTATCGAAACAATGATGCTAATAATGTTTTCAGCACAAATACCAGTGTAGACGTGCAATTTGCCGACACCATTGAAAGTGGCGCGTCACGTAAAACTGTAGACATGTCTAATTATGTCACTCGTAGAGAGCAAGCAATTTTAGTTGGTAAATTGTTATGCAATAGCAGAAGATTTTCTCAGCGAGCCATTGAATTCAGAACATTTCCCACTGATAGTCCAGTGTTTCCTGGCGCCTATATTTACGTGGAGCTGGCTCACAACCAATGGGACAACATTCGCACAGGCATCATTGAAGACGGAGGATTTTTGAATACTCCCGTGGCAAATGCCGTCCCGAATGGCACTGCCTATTCAATGCTGATTTACAATCCCGATGGAGGAGCTTCTGGCACTCAATTGTTTACCAATGTAACAGTGGAGAACAATCGGGCTCGCACAGTTCTTGATCCATTGGCATTTCAAAACTATGTAGGTTATTTATTTGTCATGGGCACAGTGGTGACAAATAAGCGCATATTTCGCGTGAATGAAGTGCAGATGGATGAAGAAGGTGAAGTGACCGTTCGCGCTGTGCATCACGAAACAGACGGGCAAGGACTATCAATGATTTCAAGGGGGATGGGTCAAGTGGTGCCTGGTT